ATGGCACTAACCCGTCGTACACCACGCTGCCAAACAGCGCCCGTACTGATGGAACTGTGCGCACTTTCACTGAGACCATTCTCAAGAATGTGATTCAGCAAGTGTGGACTGCTGGCGGCACTCCAAAGGTGTTGATGGTTGGTCCTGTTAACAAGCAGCGCGTCAGCGGATTTGCTGGTATCGCCTCCAGCCGTTTCAACATCAATGGCGGTGAGAAGCCTGCGACATTGATCGGTGCGGTTGATCTTTACGTTAGCGATTTTGGAACTGTCGCCGTTATTGCGAACCGTTTTCAACGTGAGCGCGACGCCTGGGTGTTGGACCCCGAATACGCAAAGATGACCATGCTGCGTCCTTACCAGCAAGTTGAACTTGCTAAGACCGGAGACGCTGAGAAGCGTATGTTGCTGGTGGAGTGGGGCCACAAGGTGTTGGCCGAGAATGCCCACGGCCTGGCTGCTGACCTGATTACGTCGTAATCAACCTAAAGGGATCAGGGAAACCTGGTCCCTTTTTTAACGCATGAATAATAAAATATTTGACGAGAACAAGGAAGCGGGTATCACCCGCTTTTGGCATTTCAACGATGAAACCGGCCAGGCAACAATTCAGACTCAGCAGGATGTCACAGCAGTTGTTGAAGCAAACAAAGCGGATTTCAACAAGGTAGATGAGCGTGCAAATTGGAATGGCGAGTGGCATCACGTTGCCAGCATTCCAGAGGGCGTTTACTACAAACTCAAGGCCGAGGGCAAGCTGGACGATCAGGCGTACATGAAACGCTGGCTCAATGACCCCGACAACCGATTTTTCAGAACGAGACCTGGACAAGTATGAATAACTACATTGCAGTCTGTACCCCAGCGCGGGACATGGTCCACGCCAACTTTACCTATTGCCTGGTGAATATGGTCTGCTACCACACGCTGAACACGACAGACGCAGTGTCTCTCAAGATCATGCAGGGTACGCTGATACAAAACCAGCGTGCCGACCTGGCGCTGGATGCGATGGCCGAGGGCTGCACCCATATCCTGTTTATCGACTCCGACATGACGTTCCCCCAGGACATGGTCGAGCGCCTGCTAAAGCATGACCTGGACATCGTGGCGACTAACTGCGCACGCCGGCGCATCCCTACCGGCCCGACTGCCCAGAAGTACGATTCTGATGGCAAGCGCGAACTGATCTACACCATGCCCGAGTCCACCGGCATCGAGGAAGTGGGCAGCATCGGAATGGGCGTGATGCTTATTAAGCGCAACGTCTTTGAGAAGCTGACCGAACCCTGGTTTGAGACTCCCTGGCGCACCGATGCACGAGGCTACATCGGAGAGGATATTTTCTTCTGCCAAAAGGCGAAGGCGGCAGGGTATAAAATCTACATAGACCACGACGTGAGCAAAGAGATCGGCCATATCGGGACGTTTGAATTCAAGCACGACCACACCTGGATGATGCGCGACATCGAGAAGGAAAAGGCAAAGCATGGCACTTAGCACCTACGCTGAACTGAAAGCCTCGGTCGCAGATTGGCTCAACCGTAGCGATCTCACGTCTGCCATCACCGACTTTGTCTCTCTGGCCGAGGCTCAGATGGAACGCACTCTGCGCACCACCCAAATGATTACCCGCGCCACGGCCACTATTGACGCAGAGTACAACGCAACGCCAGGTGACTTCCTGGAGGCGCGGACGTTCAAGATGGACACCAACCCCGTTACTCCATTGCAGTTTGAGACCATCGACAGCCTGGATAACTTGCTGACACAGTACACCTCCAGCGGTAAGCCTCTGTTCTTTGGCATTGTCGGATCGCAGATTCGCGTTGTCCCCGTACCAGACTCTAGCTACACGGGCGAGTTGATCTACTATGCAAAACTCAGCAAGCTATCCACATCAAACACCACTAACTGGCTGCTTACTAAGGCGCCTGACGTGTACCTGTACGGTTCTTTGCTGCAAGCTGCACCATACCTACAGGACGACGCTAGGATTCAAGTGTGGGCTGGCCTGTACAAAACTGGAATTGAGGAACTGCAAATTGCAGATGAGCGTGGTGCTACCAGTGGTGGCGTATTGAAATCACGCGCAAGGTCTTTCGGTTAAAATTCCCCCATATTGGAGAACCCAAAATGCATTCTGAACGAGTCAATATTAAAGACGCCGCAAGCGTATCTATCTCGCGCAAGTCCGATATGGATGAAACCATTGGAGTAACTGGACGCTATGAAGTGGAGTGCGTCGATTCAGATGGTCAAGTCAAGTGGGTAGACACCATTGAAAACCTTGTTGTGACAGTTGGTAAGAATGATCTGCTGGACAAGTATTTTGCAGGCAGCGCCTACACCGCAGCCTGGTACATGGGCCTGGTAGATGGTGCATCTACTCCAACATACGCGGCTGGAGACACTTTAGCGTCTCATGCTGGATGGACTGAAAGTACTGCATACACTGGCTCAAACCGAATCACGGTGGCTTGGAACGCGGCTGCGTCTGGTTCCAAGGCGTCCACCTCAACAGCATTCAGCATTAACGCTACGGCAACGATTGCAGGCGCATTGCTTACGGTTACCCAAGTACGTGCGACTACCACTGGCGTTCTGTACTCGGCTGGTTCGTTCACTGGTGGCAATCGTTCTGTAGCTAACGGCGACACACTGAACGTCACTTACACCGCATCGGTATAAAGGGGAAATCATGGCCTTTAAAACTGGTGATTCGGTAAAAGTAAAGTACACAACGACTACAAATGGAGTTGTTGAAGGTGCTACTGTGGATTCTGAGTCGAATTTGTTGCTGCGTGTTTCTTATACCGACCAGGTTGGAACTCCGCAAGAACGATTCTTCAAGGAAGACGAGTTAGAAGCTGCATAGTTAAGGGGCTTTCATGGCTCTGATATTAGCTGACCGAGTCAAGGAGACCACAACGGTTACTGGTACTGGCACAGCAACATTGCTAGGCGCCGCTACTGGATTCCGATCATTTGCTGCTGTAGGTAACGGAAACACTACCTATTACAGCATTGTTGGAACTAGCGAGTGGGAAGTTGGAATCGGTACATACACATCTGCTGGCACAACGCTTTCCAGAACAACGGTTTTGGGTTCTAGTAACTCTGGATCATTAGTGACGTTTTCAGCAGGCACAAAAGATGTATTTGTGACCTACCCTGCCAATGTTTCTATTACAGAAGGCAAAGCAATCATGATGGCTATGGTGTTTGGAATATAAAGGAAACCTATGGCAAACCCAAATATGGTCAACTTGTCCTCCATCCTTGGAGCGACTACCTATCTTGTGCCGACAACTACAACGGCAACCACATGGACTGCGTTAACACCAGCAGCGGGTACGGTCAACAAGATTGATACCATGATGGCTACCAACGTCACAGCAAGTTCTGCTGTAATCACTGTTTCTATCAATAGCGCAATCAGTGGTGGCGGCACAGCGTACCGTCTAACATTTCAAACTAGCGTTCCTGGTAACTCTTCTTTAATAGTAGTGGACAAGAGCACGATGCTTTACGTCGGTGAGGCGCAATCCATTGTGGTGACATCGGGTACAACAAACGCAATTGAAATGGTCTCTACCTACGAGGCTATCACCTAATGAATCGGTTTAAGGGTTCCATTCTGTCTGCAACAGCTGCGCCTACCAGCGGTTCTGCGGCGGTTGGAATATGGACGCAAACAGAAGCTATGCAAGCTAGGCAAGCTGGATTATGGCCAGGGTATTCACCCTCTACTGTTGAATACCTTGTAGTCGCTGGCGGTGGTGGCGGTGGCGCCCAAGTTGGAGGTGGCGGTGGTGCTGGCGGTTATAGAACAGCCACAGGATTTTCAGTTACTGGTGGAACTTCGTATACCGTAACCGTAGGCGGTGGAGGCACAGGAGGAATATATTCAACGTCAAATTTAGGCGTAACTGGTAGTGACTCTGTTTTTTCTACCATAACTTCTAACGGCGGCGGGGGTGGTGGTGGATACAACCAACTAGCGGGACTTAGTGGAGGGT